CATTCTGCTTTACCGGAACTTCCTTGCCTGCTTCTATTGATTTCTTGTCATATTCATATAATCCTGCCTCATGTATGAGATTCTTTTGGTCAGGCGATATATCAAGCACTCCAAAAGACATAAGCTTCTGACAGCGTGATATTCCAAGCTGTACGTCGTTTTCCGCATCCACTATCTTCACCTCCGGACATTTTCGCCTTATCTCTTCCGCAAGACCTTTTGCCGATGGGTCTATAAACACATACGCCGATGCCGCTCCGTATTCTTCCTTTAAAAATTCAAAATACTCCTTAAAATCTGCCGCATATTCTCCCGGAGACTTCTGTTTTCCCTCATCTCGTCCGGAATAATAATATTCTTTCAGGCCTTTAAATTTCCTGTTGCTTTTATCAAGTCCGAACGCCTCATATGTTGTGGCATTCATCTGTCCATAGTCAACGCCTATTCCTATCGGATACTTCTCCCTCTCTGGCTCTTTTATCATTGCCTGGCTGAACATGTAATAAATCAGTTCATCAATTCCGACACTCTCACCAAGCCACACCCAGCGATACTGTTTCAAGTCCGTTTCTTTTAGTGTCTCGGCAGATTCAATTAAATCTTTTCCTACCCAGCTTGGAGGG